CCCGCCTGGGTTTGTAATTGTCTCTCCTGCAACTAATTCATTTGAAGAACCAGTTATGGCACCAGGCGAAAAGTTTATTTTTGCAGTTGTAGAAACCACTGAAGGTGGAACTTCATATCCAGAACCCTTATTGTTCATCAGAACATGAACAACCTCTGTGGCTTCATCTGGCACACCGAGATCTGCGAATGTTGCAGTCTCCAACTGTATCTGTGATCCAGCATACGCATCACCAATTTCAGTTGCAGGCTCAAAGATAATATGATCAACCTCTGTTAGATCTGTTCGATATTCTCCTTGTACTGTATTTCCCCCAACCTGTCTATCAAAGTCTCCAATCTCAGGAGCGACAGCACCACCTACGTTGATAATTTTTGCAGTTGCACCCGATCCTTCTGTATTCAGATTGTTGAAAAATAGATCTTGACCAATTGCATAGTTTATACCTGGCGAGTCAATAATAATTTCATCGACTTCACCAGAACCTACATCTACAATCTCTATGGCTGCTTCTCTACCCAAACTACTGGATACAGTAATTAAATCACCTGTGGTATAGAACGAACCTCCATTGTCAACTATCGCATCAGAAATAATGGCCTGTATTGTACCAGTGATTGCCACGTCAGCATCAGAATTGTCAATACCAGATATACTTGCACCTTGAACAAAGGTTCCCTCGATTGATTCTAGATTTAGAATTAATTCAAATACAGTTGTCTCACCCTCTTGTATTTGGAGAGTACCCTCAACAATGGCTGTTGCAGTTGTTGCACCTATGGCTTCATTAACTGATTGTGTTATTGTTTGACCTACAAGGTTTGCAGGATTATTTGCGGTTGCAACTACACGAATGACTGTGTTACTAGTCCATTCACCAGCAGATACTTTGAGAAGATTATTTGTGGGATAAAATATTTCGGGAGTTTCCCCGAACATCAATCGAAAGAATGCCTTGTGGCCATCTTGTGTACCCTTTGCACGATACAGATCACGTACACTCTTTATCAATTTTCTTTTAGAGACACCAGGCGCTAGAGTATTAGGAACAGCAGTAAGAAATGCATCCCTAAACTGATCCAGAAAATCGGTAAGAGTTTTGTCAACATTTGCATACTCCAACAACTGTTGAATATTTTGTACAGGATTTCCTTGATATTTTGATATTGTTCCACGGGCTTTACTTGTTGATCCAGATACGATTTCTCCCACTTGGAAGAATCTATTGTGTTCAATAAAGAGAGAATCGTTTGCATTATCTTCTGCAAGAATAGTAGCGACTGCACCAGATGTTTGACCTACTACAGTCTCACCTTTTAGGAATGCACCATACGTAGAATCTTCACCTACAATTTTAGTACCATCCTCTAATAATACAAAGTTGTCTGTAAGAAGATTTTCCAGTAATACAGTATCATAAGGTTGTACATCCTTTAGAGTTACCTTTGCGGCCTCCATAAACTGATAGTACAGTCTAAGGAACTCCACAAAGACAGGATGATCTGACTTTATGAACTCAGGAAATTTATCTTCTATAAAAGATGAGATCTTCTCATCTAACAGAGTAGTTGCCATATTATGAAGTTGTGTATGCGCTTCCTACGGAGGCAGTTGAACTATTAGAAACATATCCAACCCCTGCCGTTGCTTCACCAGTTGCGAATGTATCAATCTCAGCACTTGTTGTGCTACTTACTGTATCAATTTCAATGACTTGATTTCTTACAGGAATAACATCATTTGAATCTGGTTTAAGAGTAACCTCCAGATTTCCAGAGGCGGCCTGCACTGAAGAAATGTTGAATGATGTGAGAACTATCTGACCTGTATTGTAATTGATGGTTCCTGCCTGTGCGTTTGTGATAGTCTTGGTAGTTCCACCAAGTAGATAGAAAGTCCTTATGTTTCCAGCACCATCATCGTCAATGTACTGTACATTGGTATTTCCAGCCAGGAAGAATCCACCTGACTCAACCACTGTCTGGGAATGGTTGTTTGTTGGATGGTAAGCTGCGTTGTTGAAATTGATTGTATACTTTGTAGATGCATTTAGAGTAACTGAAACATTTCTCTTCAGTTTTACAGCAACTGTACTGGACAAGATAGATACGTCCGATGCATCTAGGTCTAATAATAGATTTGAATGTCTAAACACTGAATCAAATTTTTCAAGATTGTTAGTATTGAATGTGGATATTGTTGTCTCTGCAAGAGCTTTGATATCAGAAGCTGTTTTAGTTGTAAGAGTTGAATTGTATTTCACTGTAGTAGTAAGTACGAGTTGAAGAATCTCTGGGTCCACTATGACAGGAGTGATTGAAGCCACATTGTATTTTTTCAGACTTGTTATAATCTGATTTTTGGTTGTACTTGTCAAAGTGGTTCCTGTCTTTGGTCTAATCGAAATGTAAACTCGACCATAGATTGCAGGATCATTATCTTCTCCACCCCAAACTGATACAGATTTTATATTCGTGTAAACACTTGGAAGTATGGACTTGTAATCATCTGGTGTAACAGCTCGTCCCTGAGATGCATACTTCAAAGGTGCATTGAACTTGATAGAGTCCACTGTCTCTGCAAAACCTCCACCTGAGGCTGATGCAGTTGCAAGTGCAGTTACGTTAGAGTATCCACCGACTGTAGATGCGGCCGTGAATGCAGAGGCACCATCTGCTAGAGCTCCGTTTGTGACAACATAATCAAGAATGATTATATTACCATCTATTGGTTTGTATCCAAAGACACCATCACCAAAGTACACCTCAAATCTACCCTCTTCAACTTCTTGCAAAAAGTATACTTTAGAATTTGCATCTAGAGTTGTAAAATCAGTATTGAGTTTGTAGGTTTCTGTAGTAGTATCAGAAGCTGAAGTTTGAACTCTGACCACAAGAGTACCAGTATCAACTGAAGATGATGGAATCAAAAATTGTTGTTCTAGATTCGTAGAGTCCACTGTGTAAGTATAGTTTACTCTGGTTCCTTCGTAGATTGGAATATCATCAAATTGAAAAGTCCCTGTGTCAGAAGTTGCAGTATGATCTGCAATGGTAACAAACTGATAACTGGTATCATTGACAGAAGTTGTAAATACAGAACCAGCTGTCATTGTCAGGGAAGTTTGTGTGATAGGGACACCCTTGACTGTGACAGTCACTAATGCGTTTGATGCCTTCATGGAAGTTGGAAGATATCCCAGAGCCTTCGCATGAGATACAGCACTCGCTCTCAATAGAGTTGTATCCAAGAACATTTCGTTTGCAAGCATATTTGCATGGAATGCTTGGTAGTGAGTATTATACGCCAATAGATCCATGAGGACTGACATACCAGAACCCTCAAAGTTGTAATCTGTAAATCCGTTTTGTTGTGATAGGAAAGTCTTGAAGTTAGATTTGACTGCATCAAAATCTAAGTCTGTGATCTCAATTTTTCCTTTTGAATTGATAGCCATATTATCGTACCGCTTCTAAAAATGTTTGCATCTCTTGTAATTCGGCAGGCATATTTTCAACATAGAAATATATTCTTACATCGTACTTGTAGGAGTCTGGAACTGGATAACACTCTACAGATTCCACATTTGCACGTGGCTCGAAATTGGTAATCATCTCTTCTATTTGTCGAGCGAGTTGATTGCCTGTAACAGCACCGAAATTCTCGAAAAGTAGGTAGGGAATATTAGAACCGATTTCTGGATGAAACGGCCTATCGTAGTGGTTGGTGAGTAACAGATTACGGACTGAACGCTTAACAGCATTCACATCCGTAACTGTAGCTACATCACCAGTAATAGGATTTGCAGTAAAATTTAGATTCAGATCTTTGTAGACCCGACTTGATCTTTTTTCGTTTTGTTGACTAGCATCCCAAGACATATTATTCCCCTATGTTATTATTTATAGGGGAACTAGACCTTATTCTGCTTTCTTACCATGCAGATCGGATGTTTCCTTATGTTCTGGGTCATCCTTCTCCTTGAACCAATAATCAGTTGTCTTGGTCAGGACGGCCACATAAGTTCCGATCAGAATGTTAA